CCTAAAGCCAAGGTAGCAGAACGACGAACATTTCCAGAAACAACACATGTGCCAATAAGGTTAACTATATCTACGATTGCACGAGAATCAAGTTTTTCTCCTGCTCTACCGCCAATAACTGTATTGATCTTATCGTGTAGTGCCACAAGTGGTGCTGGACCGCTAGCAACCCCTCCAAAGCCTTTTATAGGGGCACCTAGGGGACGGATAAGGTCATAGTTAAACTTCTGTATAGCCTGATTAGGGCGTAGGTATGAGTTTAAAAGCATTCTTACAGAATCAACCCAGCCTTCACGAGTATCTGGAATATCCCACACATTTTCTGGTTCTGTTGGAGCACAAATAGCAATTTCTTTATCTTGACCAACGGTGTCAAAACCTACACCTATACCTAACATTAATGCATCCATTACCCAAGCAAATAATGCTCCTGGATCATTGCGATCAATATCACGAGTAGAGACCATAGCGCAATTTTGTAAAGAGGCAGAGTTTTTCTTTTCCATAGTCATTGGAGTTCCAAATGCCCATAAACCACGACCTGGAGGTGTCCACTTTAATTCAAACATTCTCTGATAGGCTTCTTGAGCAGATCTCTGAGCCTTGTTGTCATTCCATGGTAGCCGATTGTCTTTGGCATGATTCTTTTGTACTGAATACATTCCTTCAATTACCCGTTTACAAACTTCATGCCATCTCTCTTTTGTTCCGTCCTCTTTCATTCGAGAGTATGTACGTATAAACGTAATCTCACCCAAAGAATTTGACCCAGCATCTGTAAAGCCAAATGGTGCTGGAATTGTAGAATATTTATTTACAAACTCATCTGACAAACGAAAAGAAAAGATATCTGACATTTATGATTCAACTTTCTATTAAAATATTGTAAGCACTTTGAAAATTACAAAGTAGTGTTAAGTATATCACAAGTTTAAAAAGAAAAACACGCTTGTTTAAGGCGTGTCAATCTTTACTTTAGAGTTAGTGCTTTATTTTTTGTAAAGTGCTATTTACAAATTAGTGAATCCAGTGTTGTGGAACCATAATTTTTTCACCACTTTTAACTAGGTGTGCAGTATGATGATATGGTGGTGATGGTGGGAATACTATAACACTACCAGCCTTTGGTTTGACAGCAAATTGATAGGCTGAAGGATCTGCATTTGCAAAATCTGAATCTGGAGTTGGACCTTGAATAGGACCTTTTGGATCTCTAATTGTAAAAGAAATTTCCCCGCCTTCGTAATCATCATTTAAATACATGACAAAAGAAACCTTTAGCCTTTCGTCACCTTCTTGCTGATCAAAGTGTGCCCCCATAAACGTACCAGGTTGATATTTTTTAATTGGATATTGTGGAAATAATTTTGGCTCATCTGTAATTCCTTGTGCCTTAGCATAGTCTCTTGCCACATCGTCAAAAGCCTTTTGTAGTGTGTTATAAATATAATCGTTAGACTCATCTTCAACGCCTTTTAAACTTGATGGAGCAATAGTTTTGTCTGTTCCATATACGTAGTGTTGACCACTGCAGGCCATCCATTCACCCCAAGCATCTTTGTTGTCATTTTCAATTGCTTCTACAAGTTTTTTAGGGTCTTCAATTACGTTTGTGTAATAGTAAACCTTTTCTTCAAGTATTTCTCTGTCCATTTTTCTCCTTAGTATTTGTTATCTTTATAAAAATTTTTTTTCTTTATAAATCCAACGGTAACATATCTTATAGGTCCTTCTCCGACTTTTCTAACACCGTGCTCAAACTCTTCATTTCCTGGGAAAATAAGAAGTGTTCCTGGCCTTGGTCTTAGATCTGAATTTTTTTTATTTTTAAAAAACAACTCACCATCTTTGTAATCATCATTAATATAAAGTATAGTGGCATATTTAATAGATGGGTCCGTATGTTGATCTGTGTGTGATTTTAACTCAACACCTTTTTGCATTCTTTGTAAAGTTCCAAATCCTCCAAGTTCTAATGATTTATCTTTTAACTCAAGTAAATCTGAAATTCTAGTATGAAGTGTAACACTTATTTCTGTGCCAACAATATTTAAATTTTTGTCTTCCCAGCCTAAAGTTATTTCAAATTTACCCTCTGCAACTAAATTTTCTACATCATCTCTTCCAAATTTTTCCATGCAGAATCTGCCAAGGTTTTTAATATATTCTATTGACCAATCTTTGTTGTCAGTAGTATTAATTATGTTTAATAAAACTTCTAACTCTTTGTTTTTTAAAAAATCATATACAAATAAAACTTGATCATGAAAAACTTCAACTTTATATCCAGCGTCTTCAAACTCTTTTTTTAAAAATACGTCCATACTATAATTCCTCCACTTTATAGACTTTATTATCAAGATCTATTTTATATCCATCTTTTAAAAGTTTTTGCCATTCGGCTCTTTCAATTTCTTGCTTTGCTCTAGTTTCTTTCATTTCTGCAGCCCATGCATCTCTTAATTCTTGTGGGTATGCAGACTCTTCTCTATCATCCCAAAATGAACCAATAGTGTATCTTACTCCTTTTGTTATTAATGATACTTCATGCATATTATTGAATCCCCCGTCAAAAACAGCAAGCATTCCAACTTCTGGCTTTATCTCTATGTTCTGATCTGGAAACTTTAACAAACCTCCTTCAAAGTTATCATTAAGGTATAAAAATCCTGCATATCTGCTTCTGGTAAATGCTCCTGAATTTCCCTCTGCATCTGTGTTGTCAGAATGTATTCTTGCGTATGCTCCTGGCTCCCATTTTTGTGTATGGTATCCAATCTTAGAAATAATCTTAGGATCTAAATCATGAACTGATGCAATTGCTTCTGGCATCATATTCTCAATATCGGAGAATATGGTTGGAGTTAATCCAGCATCAGTAATTTCTTGGTCGTTGTCTTGTGGAAGAACAGAAGAATAAGATTCATAAAAAGAAATTGGCATCCATGAAATTTTTCCAGAATCTGCCTGAGCGTCAAGAACCTTTATCATTTTTTCACATTCTTCATCTGTTACAAAATTTCTATATATAACTATATCTTTTGTAACTCTTTCTTTATTTTTTAGGTTCATGGTTGTCTGTCCCCAGTATGCTCTGTAATCTCCCAAAAGAATGGACAGGTGTATCTAATGCCACTCTTAATCTCTGTTACTCCGTGAACATAATTCATATCCCCTGGAAAAAAATATGCTGCACCTTTTTTTGGTTTAAATTGAACACCTTGCAATGGGAAGTATAACTCTCCACCTTCATAGTCTTCGTTTAAATAAAACAGGCTTGAAAGATCATAGTTTGGAAAGTCGTTTGGAAGTCCTGCATCTGGTCCTTCGTGTAACTCTTTATCTGCGTGAGGATTTTGACGTTGACCTGGAAGCCATCTAACAATGGTTGTTCCAGTAGGAATAACCTTTACCTTATAAAATTCTTCAACAATTGGCTGTAATCTTTTAAACAATCCAGCAATAACTGGGGCAATTGTTGGATCATTTTTATCTAGTGTAGGGCTAGTAGCAACTCTATCTTTCCAATATTCTGAATCATACACAACTGTTCCATTTTCATTTACATGGCTTTGTGTTATATCCCATATAGTAAGTGATTTAGCGGCTTTTTCTAAAAAATTTATTTCTTCTTCAGTCATAAAATTCTCTAATTCAACAATCATTTCTTTGCCATTGCCAAACCACCCTGATGGGGTTAATGATGGTGTTCTAACTACTACAGATGCTTTATCCTTATCCATATTAAGATTATACCATAGGGCTTTAGCCTATAAACTCCTGTCTACTTCTAGTTGTTTTAAAAATCGATCTACGTCAAATCTCCAATTATCTTTTCCAAAAGAAGTAACAATTTTAATGCATAAATCTTCATAATCTTTTTTTTCTAATTTATTTTTTACTTTATATAATGCGTCAACAGTGTCTATGTAGTTCTGTCTTACAAATGATGGATCTCCAGCCTGATTTCTTTTTAAAACTTTTGTATTAATCTTTCCAGATGGTTCATATAAAGAAACCGTTAAATATTGTTTTGCAAATCCTGCATCTTGATACATCTCGTATCCATCAAACGCTTCTTTAATATTTTCAAAAGAAATTATTGACCTTGCTGGAGATTCGCCATCTCTTGATACTGTAATAATATAATGCTGTACCGTTTTATCAACAGTTCCCTTGATATAGTCATTAACCATATCTTCATGATTTATTTTTAAACTATTCATTATTTTTTTTCTTTGTGTAGTCTTTTACGTAAAGTTTTAAAGTTTTTACTTCGTGAGATCCTAAACTTTCTTTTTTTTCGTTTATTGCATCCCTATACCAGTCTGTCCATCCCCCAGACTGATTTATTACCTGGGCAGCATCACCATAAAGAATATTGGCTTTTTCTCTTGATTTATCTTCATCTTTATAGTCAAAAATATTTATTATTGAATTATTTAGATTTGTTAAAGATATAGGAAAGATAGTTGCTATAGGAGTTCCTGCTTTTATAATAACTCTTTGGTTTGCTTTTTTTGCTTTAATAGCCAGAGGCAGTGGGTTATTATAAAATGAAGTACTAATTAAATTAGACATTGTTTCAAAGTCTTCACTAAAATAGTTTACTGGATTTATTGTCCAGACACTAACATCTTTATTTGTTCTAAAAACTAAACCAGTGTCTAGACTTATAGAAGATTGACCTCTGCCAGCATATGCATTCCTTGGACTAAATATTTTTACATGCAGATTTGTTTGATCATTTATTCCGTCCCATTCAAACTCAATGTCTTCTTTGCATTTAATATTCCATCCAATTATGTTTGCTTGAGTTATTGGAAAACATCTATACGCATGTTTTTCCGATGTATTATCCATCCAATCTCTTTTAATTGACACAGGCTCAATAAAAAATTCACATCCAGGCATTTTTTCAACTGAGATATCGAACATTATTCATTAGCCCATTTTGGATTATACATATCTGGAGTATGAAATTTTTTGCTGTAATCTAACATGGTAACAATAGAATATTTTGTTCCAGAATGTACTGGCATTGCCCTATGTGGATACATAAAGTTTGATGGAAATATAAACAAATCTCCAGCCTCTGGCTTTATGTTTAGATTTTGCAATCTAAAATACAACTCTCCACCTTCATAGTCGTCGTTTACATATGCAACTAAAGATACTGTACAGTTATAAGAATGCCCATGATCGTGATGTTCTTGAAAATGTTGTCCTGGACCATATTTGATAAAATTAAAGGCTTCCCAATATTTTAAGGGCATAATATTATGTTCTGCCCTGTAGTCTTCAACGGCTTGAAATTGAGCATCATAAACATCTTGCCACAAGGCTTGAAGTTTTATAGAGTCTTCACTTTTGTCTTGTTCTATATCAGTTTTTTTAAATTTAAAATCTACGCAGTCCCTGTAGTTAGGCATTAACTCTTGATAACCTACATATGCTGGCATCCAATGGAATCTTTTACCTTCTGGCGATAACTCTTGGTATCCAGCAACGGAACCTAAAGTGTTTTCAAGTATATCAATTACATTAAATTCTTTTTTAATTACACCTTTATAAAGAAATATACCATTTCCAAGATTTTTCTTTTCTGTCCAAGTTTGCATTTTTTCCCCTAGTTGTATTCTCGTCGTGACCAGACCTTGTTTTTATATATTCCACCATCTGGCTGGCGGTAAAACTTTGCGTTATCTACCATTTTAGCATATATAGAGGATTGATCTGAAATCTCTATACTATGATTCCAATTTTCTCTTTTAAAAGGAAGAACCTGCAGGTATGGTGTTCCTGTTGGGATAGTGCCTTCCCAACCATCGACAACAAAAAATGGAAAACTTCCTAAAAGATGCACTTTGTCAGAATCAACAACCCCAGTTGTATTTAAAAATGGAAGGTCAAACCTATTCATTGGAGTCATAAATAATGCGCTATATCCTTCTGGAAGTTCTAGACCCCATGGAGAACTCCATGCAAAATGATGTTGGTAGTATCCCCTTGGATGTTCAAATTGTGGCATTGGCGGTCTTTGAGTACAAAAATCTTTATATTTTGAATCGTCAATCGTAACATTAATTATACCCTGAGAATTTTTAGCAAATTTTAAATCACAAGGAGTTTTAAGAACATACCCTGTTGCAAATGCATCCATGATTGCTGGACAGGCTTTCCATGTTGGAATTTTTCCATAATCGTCGGTTGTTCCTTCTTTAGGAAATGGACAAACCTCTTTTGGTGCTTTATAATATTCTCCGTTTGGCATTTTTGCAAATCTATCTGCATCTTTATACCAATCTGGAATTTCTTTTTGCGTGGGAACAGGAACAGAAACATCTTCTTTGTTTAACCATGGTCTAAATGATCTAAATATTACTGACTTATACTCTAAACTCAAGATTCGTGTCCTATTGTATTTATATCAGTCATAATAACCACAGAATATTTTGTTCCAGATTCCATTGGTAAAGATGCATGCTCGTATATGTAGTTTGATGGAAAGACTGCTATATCTCCAACCCTTGGTCTATATACTAAATTATCAAGTCTTGGAAATTTTAAATCTCCCCCGACATAATCATCATTAATATAAATAACTGCAGATACAGTGCAGTTGTAGCCTGGGCCATGGTCTGCATGTATATTAAAGTGTGTTCCTGCTCCTTCATATTTTACAAAATTAAAAGCCTCATAATAACGAATATGAATTCCCCAGTATGTAGCGTAATCCTCTATGCATATTTTTAATTTTTGGTATATTTCTTCATGTAAATCTATTAATTCTGAATTTGTTTCATTTCTTGGTCCAAGGTTTTCTTGTTTGTATTTAAAATCTACACAATCCCTTGCTTTTTTTATTGGGTTTGGCGAATTAGTTACTTGTGCTTCTGACCAAGTATATTTTCCATTGTTTGATAAGTTAGACTCAAGAGTATTAATATATCTTTTAGAGTCTTCAAGAGAAAAGTTGTTGCGATAAAGGTTAAACCCTAAACCTAAATTTTCAACTACAATGTTATTATTAATTTCTCTTACAGGAAATCTGTTTGATGTCGTTTCTGATCTATCTTTTGTAAACCAAGGATTTAAATTTTCATCATTATGTTCTTGCATACTCTCCCCTTTCAATTTAACTCTTTGTTAATTATATCATATAAACATACCCCTAAGAATTATCTCAAAGGGGCATTTTTAAAAAGTATTACTCATGAACCTTATAAATTGTAACTCCGGCATAGTCATAAATTGGTGGCTTATCTAGATATCTTCTCATTTCATAATCAGTTTCAAACCAAAATGAAAAATATGATTTTGTGTTTTTAATAATACCCCAATTATTTAACATAAATTTATCAAAAATTTCTTTTGAAAAAGGGGAATAAAAATTATAAACACAATCTCTATTTTCTACAATATAGTTTTTAGCATTAGCATTTATAAAAGTAAGACCTTTTTTTATTGGTAAATTAAAGGTAGTTTTATTTTTTTCGGCTATTTGATGAAACAATGGATCTGCTTCAATTCCGTAATATTCTTTATACGGAGAATTTTTTATTAAATTGTAAAAAAGAACTCTACCCTTTCCACTTCCAACATCTATAAAAGTATATTTATCTATATCTTTGTCTTTTACCAATTCTGCATTAATCATATCTAAACATTCAAGGGCTGTTACTTCATAGTGACATGATCCAGGAATATAGATTGAATTTCCTATGCTTCCAGGCCTCATCTCTCCGCTGCCGTCTGATGTTGGAAGTATTGGGTGTCCTGTATCTAAATTATAAGTTTTATCAAATTTTTCATAATTAAGGCAGTCGGACCTTCTAATTTTTTTAATTACTTCTAGATCTTTTATCATAATGTTATTTTTTATTATATCATATTACACATATTTAATTATTTTTCTAATAAACTATTAAATAATAAATCTACGATAATATGAATCCTTTCTTTACTTGTAGGATTATCTACAGAGTGAGGTAAGGAATTGTTAATCTCATACCATTTACCTACCTCCATATTTAATGAATGGTTTAATATAGTAAAGGTAATTTCTGGATAAGTTGTTAGTGGTATATGAATTCTTCTTGCTAAATATAAAAATTCTCCACCATCTACATGTGATTGAATATGACTATTGCCATGCATTTTAACAATTTCACATCTTACAACTTTTGCATCATAAAATTCTTCTAATTGTTTATATATTTTGTTCATTACTTCTGTTGCCTTTAAATTTTTTAATGAATTTACATTTTCAGATAAATTACCTTGACCAACTTGCCAGTAATAATTCATAAATTTTAACTGAAACATTTCAGTGTTTTTGTGTGTAGTCATTTTATCTTGTCTAGACGTATCTAATTTCCATTCTTCATTAAAACTAATAACTTCTTCTATTAGTGGATCTAAAGAAAATGGTATTTCTTCTATAAGAAATTGCCAACTAGAATCTTTATTTTTTACTTTTGACATAATCATATATCTCCATATCTAAACTATTTAAGTTTTCAATTTTTTTTCTAATACTATCTGAAATAATTAATTTTCTAAAATTTTTATTTAATTGATTTCTGTTTGAAAAAGAATAAAATCCATAAGTTTTATAAATAAGTTCATTTAAATTATTAATAAATCTATCGTGATTATCTAATGTATCTAATAAATATATTGAATCTAAAAATGTTTTTACTTCTGATATTTTTATTTCTCCGTCTTCTAAACACCATCCATCAATTGCTCTTAACGTTCCATGACTTTTACTATTATATAACTCCTCATTTAATGGTTTATTTAAACTTTTTGCCTGAAGATTATGCTGTTTGGGATTTTCAATCCACTTTTCTAATTGTGCATCTAAATGTAAACCTTTAAAAGATTTATGCATATAAATAAAATTACTAATAAATCTATCTACTGGATCACGGACTAAGCATACAGTAATTAAATCATTTCTATATTTTAATGGTGTAGTTCCAAAATGTCCAGAAATAAATTTTTTATCATTAAATGTATCTGGAAAAATTTCGCCATGATTTGTAGCAAAGAACGGTATTTTTTTTGCTATTAAATCATTAACAATGTGCGATTTTATATATATTCCAGAACATCTTGGAATATGCAGATGGTTTATAGATTCCACAATCCCACCCCCTTTTTTTTATTTTGTGTCTCTTATAGTAGGGCCTTGGAAGAACAATTTTTTGTTGTGAGCAATAATGTCTCCAGCAATAAATAAGTCGTAAGGTGTAACTGAGAAATCATAGACATCTACATCTTCATCTAAGAATCCAATGCTTTCTACTTTTACGTCAACCATTCTGTCTTCGATATCATAGACTAGGAAGTCTCCAATCTTGATAGTTCCTGCTTGGATAAACATATATGTATTGTCACGACGAGCCAGAATCATATGTTCTAGAGAAAATCTTCTTGTCTTAGATTCATTGAACATTACTGTTACTGCAACTTGACGAATCTTGATTGATTCTACAGTTGTTTCAACAACAGTATCTTCTGTAATAGATTCTGAAGACCATGTTTCAACATTATAAAGATCTCTATCTAATGGTAATTCATTAAATTTATATGACACTAACTTTTGATTTACTTGAATATCTTTAGCCTTAACATATCCATTTGGTGTTTTAATTTCTGTGTCTCCATGTACACAAAAATTAGGAAAGTATGGACCGAATGAAGGAAAGAATGGGAAGAACGGTGGGAAAAATGGGAAGAACGGTGGGAAAAATGGGAAGAACGGTGGGAAGAACGGGAAGAATGGGAAGAACGGTGGGAAAAATGGGAAGAACGGTGGGAAGAACGGGAAGAAAGGTGGGAAGAATGGTGGGAAAAATGGCGGGAAGAATGGAAAGAATGGAGGAGTAGTTACGCTACCTGAAGCACTTGAAACTGTAGAGTTTCCATTTGCGTTGGTTGCTAAAACCGTATAAGTTTGTGAAGTGTCTGGTTCCTGAGTAACGTTAACACTTGTTGTTCCTGAACCAACAGTAGCAGTTTTGCTATCTGATGATGCCCAAGTAAATCCAGTAATTGCAGATCCACCAGTTGCAGGGGCTGTCCAAGAAACAGCATCTACTCCTGCTGATGTACTTACAGTTGGAGCAGCAGGTTGTGCTGGTACTGTTGTTGCTGTAATAGAGTTAGAGGCTTCTGAGGCAAGAGAAGAGCCAGATGCGTTAACGCCCTGAACAGTAAATGTGTATGATGTTGCAGATTGTAGTCCTTCAACTACTATTGGAGAAGATGCTCCCGATGCTGTGTAAGATCCTGGAGAAGAGGTAACAGTAAATGATGTTGCTAATGCTCCGCCTTCACCTGCAGTAAATGTTACAGATGCAGCACCATTATTAAAAGCACGGGAAGTTCCTACGTTTGTTGCTGTGCCAATTGTAGGTATGCCAGGAGCACCCTTGGCTGAAGAAGCAACCGTACCTAAAATCTCCATTTACGAAGACCTCCCTTTAACTAATTAACTAATATCTCCTACAACGTACCAAATATCTGAACCTTCATGAACTGCTGTTGCTGAAGAATATTGAACACGAAGTTTTGGTGCTGAGGCAGTTGTTCCAGTACTTCTAATTGTAACACCTGCGCCTTGAGCAAATGTAACTTGGCCTGCACCTTTTTGAACAATGTTAAGTTGTGCTCCAATTGGATAAGCCTCTGAACTTATTGGTGGAATGGTGACTGTAATTGGTGAAGCATTAGATGCAGTTACAAACTTACCGTCATCACCTACAACAAATGTATAGGTTGTTCCAGTTTGTGCATTAATTCCTAAATTAATTTTAGCAGATGTTAAAGTTTTGTTTGTAAGTGTTTGTGCTGTTGTAAGGTCTGCTGTAATACTGGTATTAATAGTAAACTCTGGACCAGTTAATGTTAATCCGTTACCAGCAGTAAAGGTTCCAGCACCTGAGAATTGGCTAAACTCAATTGCATCTGTGCCTACTGTTCCAACAGTGTTTATCTGTACAAAGCCTCTGTTATCGTTTACTGTTCCTCCAGTTACGAATACAAAGTCTCCTCCATCAATTTCAGCAGAGGAGTCAAAGTCTGCTGCTCTAGATGGTGCTCCTGATGCTGCTACTACATAAATACCGTTTTGAGATGCAGTTGATTGATTTTTAACAAGAATTCTATTACCAGTTGCAAGTGTTACTCCATCAAGAACATCTCCGTTTTCAACATCTGTAGCAAGGGTAATATTGGCAGTTGTTGCAGCCACTACAGAAGCATGGATGTGAAGTCCTTCTCCAAGAGCATCTACATAAGCCTTTGTTGCTGCATCTGCTGCGTCGGTTGGTGTTCCAAGACCTGTAATTTTAGATGTTCCCATTGCGATAGCACCAGTCATGGTTCCACCAGCAAGGGCTAACTTAGCATCTAACTGTGTTTGGATTGCTGAAGTTACACCGTCTACATAGTTTAATTCTGTTACTGAAAGTGTTGCTCCATCAAGAATATTAAGTTCTGCTGCAGTAGAAGTAACGCCATCAAGAATGTTAAGTTCTGCTGTAGATGATGTAATTCCATCAAGAACATTTAATTCTGTAGCAGTTGCAGACATAACAACATCTTCGTTAATTTTTGGAGATGTTAATGTTTTATTTGTAAGTGTTTCTGTTCCAGCAAGTGAGGCTACATCGGCATCACTGATTGCAGTATTTAATTGTGAAAGAGTTGAAGTAACTGTATTTGAGCCAAGTGAAATTGATTTATTTGAAAGTGTTTGTGTTCCAGTTTCAGTTACATAACCAGTAAAGTCTGCGGTAAGTGCTACGGTTCCTGATACGTCTTGGAATGTAACGGTCCTGTCAGCAGTTGGATTTCCTGCAGAAATTGTTAATTCAAACTCATCTGCTGATGAGCCTTCCATAACAAATGAGCCATCTGAAAGTGTTAATCCAGAAACTGTTGGAGAAGTTAGAGTTTTGTTTGTTAATGTTTCGGTACCTGCTAAAGTTGCAAAATCTGCATCTGACATTGCTGAGTTAAACTCTGCCTTTGTTCCTGTAATTGTATTTGTGGCTAATGAAATAGATTTGTTTGTAAATGTATCTGTTGTGTCTCTAAGAGGAATAACTCCCGTTGCATTTTGAAGAGTGATTACGTTATCTTGTGTAGGCTCTGTTACTTGAACGCTAGTTTCATATGAGTCTGGTGTTGCACCTTCAAAAACAAGAGAATTTTGAATTTGAATTGTAGATGAATCAATAATTGTACTAGTTCCGTTAACTGTTAAATTTCCTGAAAGTGTAAGGCTTGTTCCTGTGACTGGCCCACTAAAATTAGCACCAGATAGTGCTGCTACCTCTTGCGCTAAAGCAAGCATTCCTGTAGCATTTGGTAATGTAATTGTTTGATCTGCTGTAGGGTTTGTGACTTGAAGAACTGTTTCAAAATCATTTTCTGTTGAACCTTCAAAAGTAATGCTTGAGCCAAAAGCAGGGTTTGCTGTAGAATTAATATCAGCAAAATAGTCTAGGTCGGCCCAGTGGTTTGTGCCATCACCTATTTTAAATTTATTTGTATCTGACTCCCACCCAATTTCTCCAGCATTTAATATTGGTGCTGCTGCTGTCCATTGCGCTGCTGTCCCCTTGCGCTGTTGCATTCTAGTGGCCATTTATTACTCCTTTGGTGTATGTATATATTATAACAGATTATTAATTAAAATTATCTGCAGCAAGTCCGCCATCAAATGTTGCTTCAAAAGATGCTTGGTTGTATGCACCAGCACTTACAAGAACGCCTGGTTCATTGTAAGCACCACCGCTAACAAATGTACTGACAATTAAACCATTTCCATCAATTGACGTATCGTGGATGTGGTCTTGTAGTTCTGTTGCATCTTCTAATGTTGCAATTGCAAGCCATTCACCACTGTAGTAAACATGTACACGTTCTGTTAATGTATCAAACCATAAATTTCCATTTACTGGATTTGCTGGTTGCGTTGTTCCAATTGTTGGAGTTCCAACCGCTGTGTCTACATAAAGTTTTGTTGCTGCATGTGCATTTTCAGTAGGAGTGGCAACTGT